ATAAAAAGAATCCCAATGCATACACAACTGCAGTAAATAATTGGAAAAGTATTAATAATCCAATTACATATGAAATGTTGACCGATGTTAAATATATTCCCCCCACTATAAAAGTATATTACGAACAAAAAGATAAATCTGTTGGAAAGGCAACTCGTGATTTTCATAATAAAATAAAAACTCATTTGTTAGATACATTAGCTCAAAAACATAGAAAAACTGCGCATAAAGACCCAATGTTAATTGATTTTGCATCAGGGAAAGGAGGAGATATACATAAATGGGTAGATAATGCAAAATGTTCGTTTGTATTAGGTATTGATATTAATAGTGATAATATTCATAATCCAACGAATGGTGCATTTCAACGTGTATTATCCAAAAAAATAAATCAATATATTACAAAACAACGTTCCTATATGCCGGACGTTGTATTTGTAGAAGGTAATAGCAGCCTTTTAATTAAAAATGGAGATTCATTAGCTCATGAATATGAAAAACAAATCATCTATTATTTATTTGGATTGAAAACATCTGAACCGTATATATTACCTAATATACCCTATGGACATTGCAAACAAGGGTTTGATATAGGAAGTATTCAATTTGCACTACATTATATGTTTGATTCCGAAAATTCTATTTTGAATTTTATATATAATTTAATGGATTGCATAAAAATAGGCGGGTATTTTTGTGCAACTTGTTTTGACGGCGAAGCTGTATTTCAGTTATTAAAAGATATACATAAAAATGAAATTATGGAAAAGTATGCCCCATTTTCAAGTATACAAAAAATGTATGACAATACAGATAAAGACTTGAATAGGACAAAATATGTTCCAATGGCCATTGGCGTGAAACAAGAAACATTGAATGATACTGAATTTTACAAAGAATATTTAGTGTTTGCAGATTACTTTATTTCAATAATGAAATTACATGGGTTTGAACTTGTTCAAAATATACCTGAATTTCCTAATGGAACTGGATTGTTTCATGAATTAGATTTTAAAGGGAAAGATGTTTTGGAAAAAGACGAAAATCAAAAAGGTATATCTTATTTAAATAGATATTACATATTTCAGAAACACACAAATGCTATAAAAGCAAGAAAATTATATGAAGATAAACATTTAATAAAAGTTAAAATAAACTAATTAAATATGATGGATTATATAATATATGTTATATACATTACCACAAGTAAGTTTATTAAATATTGACCAAAATAAATTATCTATTCCGATGTTTAATTCATTAGAATATTATTTAAATGCATTTCCTTTATCTACTGATGTTGAAGATAATATATTACATGTTAGTAAATATAAACCGACACATCTTTATTTTTTTGTTTTGTTGGAATTATTAATTATAAATAAAATAAATTTGGAAACTGAAATAAAATATTTAGGAAGTGGAGCGTGTATTGAAGCAATAGAATGGATAAAAAATAATAATATATGTAATTCATGTAAACCTCCGCAATTAATTGTTTGCGATACAGAATCATTTAAATCACAAATAGAGTATTGTATATCAAACCAAGTTATAGGAGGAATGTGTTTTTTAAAAATCACAAATACATTACTATTAGATAATATTCAATTGTTATATATATTATGTTCATGTTATAACGCAGTTCATATATATAAACCTCAATCTATTAAAAATACAAGTTTAGTAAAATTTATTATATGTAATGGGTTAAAACATTCAATCAATATAACTAATTATAAAAATATACACATTCCTTATTATTTTTATACTAAAATAAATGAAATAAATTCAATGTACGGGCAAATGCATATAGAACATTTACAATATAAAGATGAAAAATTTGATAAATGGATTTCATGGTGTTCTGATTTTTTTATACCTATTTAGGAAAATATAATATTTTATATAATTATGGATTATAGAGTTGTCGGAAGTATAATGAATATGCTTATTTTCGTAGTTATGGCATCTGCGCCAGCCTACAAAATGGTAAAAAAGTTAGGTGTAAAAGATGATGACATGTCACTCATTGTTCGTTCACTTATGGTGGGTGTTCTTACTTTTTTAAGCATGAATATTAATTTGTAAACATATTTTTATTATTCGTTTAAAAAGTAATTTTATACAAATTATTTTTTAAAATATTATATAATTATATATGGGAGATTCTTATTATTCTATTAGTATGACCGTAGGTGGTAATGTAATTTTTAACGGAGAATTTGGAGTAGATTCAGGTTCAAATTTAATTGATGTATTTTATGAACTTATTGGTGGTATTAATCTATTAAATGATCGTTTTGTAGATAATGGTTTTAATGGAGCTGATAATGAGTTTACATTAAATAATTTTTCATTTGGAGGCACGAATATAAATTATATGGATTACTATAGTAATATTGCTTCGCCAACTTATCAACCAACATGGGCATTTTTTAATTTTTCAACTGGGTTGGATGGAAATAATTATATAACTCCATTGCTTGAGAATGGAGACCCTGCGGGAGAACCAATTTTATCAACCTTTGAAATATCTTTCAGGGGTAGTAGCCCTTCTTGTTTCAATCAAGGAACTAAAATTCTATGTTTAAATAAGAATTTAGAAGAAGAATATGTAGTTATTGAAAATTTAAGGAAAGGAGATTTAGTTAAATCGTATAAACATGGATACAGAAAAATAGATTTAATTGGTAAAAACCTTATGACTAATAATGGAACTGTTGACGCTTTTTGTATGTTTAAAATGGAAAAAACAGAAGAAAACGGATTAATAGAAGATTTAATTGTTACTGGTGGTCATGCTATATTAGTTGATGATTTAGGAGAATATAAAGAAAAAAACGACACCGTTTTGGGTGCAACACAAATGATTGATGATAAATATTTATTATTATGTTCTGTTTCCAATCATTTTACAAAATTAGAAAATACGGAACCATATATTTATTACCACTTTATTTTAGAAAATAACGGAAATAATGATGAACGATTTGGTGTTTGGGCAAATGGTATGTTGACTGAAACACCTTCTAAAAATCAATTTACAAACCATAATTATACTTTAGTGTAATTTCTGCGTATTTTAGGAATAGTTTAAAATTTACACGTAGTTATTTATTTGTAAAAAACCATTTAAATAATTGTATACTATAATAGTATACCCAATGTGGAAAAAATTATATTGTGCGGTGGTGCAACAAGAATATAATTAAACGGTTCAATTCCGTTATTGGGTGTCCTCTCGTGATAGCTCAGTTGGTAGAGCGACGGACTGTAAATCCGCAGGTCATGGGTTCAAATCCCATTCGCGAGATAAAATTAGGTTTTAAAAATAAAAGAAATTATATGGATTCTGCAACGATGACTTATTTAGTAAATTCGCGTAAATTTGTTGGAACATCTAAACCTAAAAATGAATATGACCCAAAATATAAAAAACAAATATTAGAATTAACAGAAAAACTTTTTGAAGAAAATATAAATAATGATATTTATCTATCGTTTGAATCTTATATATCAGATTGTATGCGATATTTTAAAAAAATAGAACAAGATGAAATTACAGCAAAAGAACGAGAAAAAGAAATAATACCCATTCATGGTGATGAATATATTTTTGTTCCCAAAAAAATAAATGTTATTGCAAAACCTAAACAAAAAAATATATTTTTAATACATGATAAAAATAGAGCCTGAAATTTGTTCTCCTATTTATAAAAAAACACGTAGGAGATATTCATGTTATACCAAAGAACATTTACAAGAACTCAAAAAAAAGAACAACCAATCTCGCAAACAAAAAATTAAATCGGTGTCCCCAGTTGGTATATGGAAAGAATTGAATACTGTTATGCAAGAATGCAAAAAAGAGTCTTGTTGGGCTAAACAATTGGATTTAAAAATGAGTGATGCTTTTGCACCAAAAAGTCCTGAATCATGGAAAAAAAATGAAGATGAATGGTTGTCTAGCACTGATATTTCCTCCGTTTTACGACAATATGAAAAAGCATACCCTGATTTTAAATATATAGGTCCATCTCCGTCGGATTATTTTTTTATAGAAAGCGATGGTACTTGTGTTTGGCAAGAAATATGCGATTTTAATGTTACTACTACTAGACATAAACACATAGGTTTTGTATTTAATTTGGATACACATGAAGGACCGGGTACACACTGGGTATCCATGTTTGTAGATATAAAGAAAAAGAAAATCTATTATTTTGATTCAACTGGGGAAGATATTCATGAAAACATTCAACATTTAGTACACCAAATACAAAAACAAGATGTTTCATTTGAACTGATTAAAAATCATCCCGTAGAACATCAATTTGAAAATACAGAATGCGGAATATATACTTTATTTTTTATTATTACTATGTTACAAACTGGTAATTACAGTTTTTTTAACGGTAAAAAAACATTTCCTGATAAAAAAATGTTAAAGTTACGTAAAAAAATATTTAATTCCTAATAAAGATTAGTTGTGTAAAATAATATATGAATACAATTGAAAACAAACGAGTTTTGTGGGATATTATATGTGAAATGAATATATTGCGAGAAGGACATGATAAACAACTTATTATGAATTTATTTGAACATTACATTGATATTGTAAATACAAAACCAATCCAAAGTGTTCAAGAAAAAAATAAACATTTTTTAAGTTTAATTATTCCTATGATTAATATACTTCCTATAACGGATAAAGAAGTTGTATCTTCTCGTGAATCGTTTTTTGAAGACAGAATTCAAACTATACAAGAAGATAAAACTCCACCATTGCATAATATTTTTGACCCCATTGATGTTCATGCAGAATTAGTTTACATTAAAAAACTATTAAAACAAATATTAGAAAAATTAGACTAAATATAAGAATGACATCTTCGCGTGATTTATTAGTTGGATTATGTATAATACAATTGCTTATTGTTGTTTTATTATATTTATCTTGTGTTGACCAAATGAAATTATTACAAAGTAAAAATTGAATTGTTTTCAATTGTCTACTATAAATTAAAAAAATGGAACTACTATCTTGGGTTAAGTTTGAAAAATTAAGCCATGTTATGCTATGTGCAAATACAAACATTGGCGAGTTTATAAAAAATACGGATCATATCATTACCAAAGATTGGATTATTCTTTCGGGGAATCCAAGTGCATTACCTTTATTACTTCAAAATCGTGATGAAATAAATATTAATCTTTTATGTTCTAATACAAATCCTGCAGCTTTACCGTTAATTAAATCTGAAATTGGTTCAAATACAAGTATATTGCATCAATCTAATCCCATTACATTTGATTTAATTAATATGAATATATTAAATATAGTTTCATTATGTGCTAATACACACCCAAGCGCAATTGCAATACTACAAACAATAATAAATGATGGACAATATGACCTAAACTGGGAGATATTATCGGCCAATCCAGCTGCTATTTCTATTTTAGAACAAAATCAAGATAAAATAAAATGGGCTAATTTATCTTCTAATCCAGCTGCTATGCATTTGATATTACAAAATCCGCATAAAATAAATTATTGTCAATTATGCAAAAATACTCATGTGGCTGCTATTGAATTGATTGCGCAACGTTCTCCTGATTCTATTTATTGGCCATATTTATCGTCTAACCCAACTGCGATTGACTTTTTAGAAAAAAACCAAGAACATATTAATTGGTATTATTTATCTTTAAATCCAGCTATTTTTAGGTATAATTATGAAAAAATGGCAAAAATACGTAATGAACATATGTACGAAGAATTAATGGCTGTATCTTTGCACCCATCGCGAATTTCTTATTGGCTTAAAGAAGGGGTATTATTATCTGAAATATAATATATGAATATAGCTTTATGTTTTTGTGTAAGAAATTGCGCTAGATATTTAAAGTATATTTTTTTAAATATTGACAGATTTAGAGCAATTTGTCCTGATGTATATTGTGTATTTGTATATGATAATTGCACGGACAATACTGCACCTATATTATTTAAATATCAACAAACATATAAAAACGTAATTATCAAAACAATTCAAAATACTGATAAAAATAGAACAGTACGTATTTCAAAAGCAAGGAATAAATGTTTATCTATAGTTTATAATGAAATACCCGATGTAGAATATCACATGATGATAGATTGCGATAATGTAAATGTTATGCCCTGGAATATAAATGTATTATTATATTATTTAAAACTAAATCATGATTGGGATTGTATTTCATTTAATAGAGATGATTTTTATGACATATGGGCTTTATTATTTGATAATTATAAACAACATTGTTACGGATTTGGTTCTAAACATATTAAAAAAATAATACATATAATGAAGCGTGATATTTGTAAAAAATTAAAAGATTGTAGTACCGATAGTATTGAAGTAATTTCTGCATTTAATGGATTTTCCATGTATAGAACTCAAAAATTAAAAGGCTGTATATACGATGGCCTATATGCCAATACTAAATTATTAACTACAGACAAAGATAAATATGATACTATTGACCAATTTAAAAAAAATAATATAAACCTTACCATAAATGATAATTATGTAGAATGCTGTGAGCATATATATTATCATTTATCTGCATTAAAAAATGGTTGCAAAATTAGATTGTCTAAGTTTGATTTGTTTCAACCTTATACCAAAAATGTTTCCCTTGATTTAAAAAGCATAATTACAAAAAGAAATTAAAACTATTATCTATAACTTATATATGTCAGATACATATACAATGTTCCCTATTCAAAATCAATCTATTTGGAATATGTATAAAAAACAAGTAGAAAGTTTTTGGAGAGTAGAAGAAGTAGATTTATCTTCTGATATTGAACATTGGAATAAATTGACTCATGAAGAACGGCATTATATTTCCATGATTTTGGCATTTTTTGCTTCTAGTGATGGAATTGTTCTTGAAAACTTGGCATGCAGATTCATGTGCGATGTTAAATTATCGGAAGCTCGTGCATTTTATGGATTTCAAATTGCGATGGAAAATATACATTCGGAAATGTATAGCTTACTCATAGATACCTATATTAAAGACCCAGTATACAAATTATCTCTGTTTCATTCTATTGAAAATTTTCCATGTATTCAGAAAAAAACAGATTGGGCTTTAAAGTGGATTGGTTCCCAAACTTCATTTGCAACACGATTATTGGCATTTGCATGTATTGAAGGAATCTTTTTTTCCGGAGCATTTTGTAGTATTTATTGGCTGAAATCGCGTAGTATCATGCCAGGTCTTACATTTAGCAATGAATTAATTAGTCGTGATGAATCTTTGCATACCGAATTTGCTATTTTGTTATATAAATTAGAACAACCTTTAGAATATGAAAAAGTAAAAGAAATTATGCAGGAAGCGGTTTCTATAGAAAAAGAATTTATTAATGATGCACTTCAATGTAGGTTAATCGGTATGAATGCAAATGCAATGGGAACTTACATTGAATTTGTAGCGGACCGATTATGTATTCAACTAGGATACCCAACTATATATCATTCTAAAAATCCATTTTCTTTTATGGAATTAATATCGTTAGAAGGAAAAACCAACTTTTTTGAAAAACGTGTAGGCGAATATAGTTTAGCCGATACATCTAGTGCCATAACATTTTCAGAAGATTTTTAATCGTCATTATTCAATTCATTATCACTTAAATTATATGGTTCGGTTGCATCACTATCATACATGTCATCATCTTCTGCTGCATCACTATCATACATGTCATCATCTGCCGCAGCAGCTGGAGCAATAGCCGCAGCTGGAGCCATAGCCGCAGCTGGAGCCATAGCCGCAGCAGCTGGATCTGGCATTTCATACAATGAACAATATTCATTGTATATTTGTTCAAGTAATAAATAATCAGGCGTGCCTACATTATGTGGCATTTCTCTTATATATGCATATAATAATGTTGGAGTATCAATATTACGTTCGGTCAATTCACTTCGTCTTTCCCAAACAAGTTGAACATATCCAAGTAACCATTGATGATTTGCTGGTGTTAAAATTGGTAAATTAGGAAATGCAGGCGGAATAGCACCCCCTCTATATTTTTTAGATTTTCCATATTTTTTAGATTTACCTCCGTGTTTTTTAGATTTACCTCCGTGTTTTTTAGATTTACCTCCGTGTTTTTTATATTTTCCATATTTTTTACTTTTCTTAAAATTACGTTTTGATTTTACCATAATATATAAAAGTATTTTAAATTTAAGAACCTTTTTATCGTTTTACTCTTGTATTGTAACAACTTGTACATTTATTTACTTTATTTTTTTCAAAGTAAACAGGCTCACTTTGATATTTTAGATTCACATTAAATGTAGATTGGAACGAACTGTTATTTACATTTATTGTATTCAATTTCAAATTTTGTAATCTTGTAGAAGAAGACACCGACCCTTGACATGCAAACTTTTTATTATTTGGTTTATAAAATGTTTTTACATTTGGATTACATGGAATACCTTCGGTAGTTTCGTAATATTCACTTGCTAATGGATTTGCATAATCTATTCCTTGAATTTTTTTCAGAGTAGATTTAGCCATAAATGTATTTCCTCTCCCACGAATATAAGATAAATATTCACTATAATAGGGTGAATTATTGTTATTTAATAAATAATTGGTTGGTTGAACCGAACTTGCAATTTTTGCACCTCCCCCAAAACTACTTAATGTTCCTTTCATATTCCGAACAACTGTAGAAATATTATTTGTATCTGTTGGACCTTGTGTATTTGTACAACACATTTTACTTTCCCCATTCTCTTTTTTTCCTAATAGTTTAAATGGTAATCCTATTTGTTTATTTGTATAACAATCCTCATTACAAGAAGATAAAGTTTCATTGAGAATATTTGAAGTTATTCCTTGTTTACGATATATTTTTAATGGACGACAAGTTGGATAACAAGTAGACAACATAGAATGTTTATTATTTTCTATTTCATCTGGACATGATGGTAATTCAACAACAGATGAAAACATATCACGGGAAGGATTATTTTTAACCATTTTACTTGTATATATTAATTGTTTTGTAATTGTCATATATTTATATACTAAAAAATATATGACAATAATATGTTGCTTATTATTTTAGGAATTTTATTAGTTCTATTACTTTTAAATTGGTTTCCTCCAAAACAAACACGCGAAGGAGCTACAACATACCAATCCTATGATGAAAATTCTTGTTTATCTCTTGCTAAACAAAATCAAACCAATATAGAAAGTCTTCAAGCAGATATGAAAAAAATATTGGATTTACAAGAAGTAGTAAAATCTGCTCAAAATACAAATGATGCTAATACAAAACAATTAAGTGGATTGACGGATCAGGTATTTAATACACAAAATTAAATATCCTATATGTATAATGCAAGAATGGGTTATATTTGCAACAATTATTCTTATATCTATTGGACTATGGTTAAACTACTATTACAAAGAAGGGTTAGACAGCACTCCTATGGATGTAGTCCAATCTCAACAAGGAGAAATAGAGAGTATACGTAAACAATTACTCAACCTTACTATATCCGAAGATGTAGTTAAAGAATTACAAGATTCTATTGATACAACTACCGACCAAATGAACACATTACAGTCCAATATACCAGACCCACAAGTAGAAAAATATGCACAAGAATAAATAATATACTAATATATGAATAATACAGAACATACTTATCCTTATTCTAAATATATTAAGGCACCTGAAAAACTTGGGTCTTCTTCTAAAGCAAATGCTTTGGGTAAAAATGTAGGTGCTTTGGGAGATTATGTTCAAGTATTGGTTACAGGACAAACAAAAGCACAAGATGTAAGTCCATTGGGAAATAAATATTTTATGGATACAAAAGGAACATGCAAAGATTCTAATGGAACAACTCAATCTAGATTTGTATTTATTAATAATATACCGGATGGAACCATGCCATTCATTTCATCAGGAATGGGAGTTCAATTAACATCCTTTGAAGGTCTTGTCCCTGGTGTTTTAGGTGATTTAACTTATTTAAATCCATTTAAAATTTTTAGTGCATTTGATACTGAAACTAGTTGTCAAAAAATAAAAATGCCAGTTCGCGATATTAACAATGCTACTGGGGAAGAAGAACAATATGTATGTGATTCGGATATAGCGGAATATAACCCTTGTTGGTTTTCAAATAATACAAATCCAGTAACAAAAGAAAAATGTCCATCAACGTCCAATAAAAAGAAAAAAAAGAAAAATGGGATGACGTTACAATATAGTCCTCTCCCCAATGATGTTATTTTTAAAACTTATGAATATGGTATTTATTTATTAGGTGTTTATATTTTATATCGTATTGCAGTCAAACGTTAATTACATACATTAAAATATTCTTTTGTTTTTTGTAATTCATGTGGTTGTTCGCTATAATTACGTAGTTGAGGTAATGTATATATTTTTACATAACTCGGTATTTCAATAGGAATATGATTATTATTAATGACTTTGCATACAATTAAATCACTATGCACCCACACTGTATTTTCAGGATAACCTTTAATTTTATACCAATTTGTTTTATCCATCAACATTATATCACCTGATTTACGTGCAATATGATATAATGTCCATTGTGATTTATCTTTCAATGCCGGATTAATACATGTTTCATTCCCTGCTTCGTCCTTTTCATATTGAATAAATCGGTAAAACATATTGGGTCGTATTGTTGTCAAAAAAGTAAAAAAAGTAGGGTCAAACGTAATATCACAATTCGTAACACAAATAAAATCGTATTTTGCTTTATATATACCTACATTTTTAGTAAAAGCTTCAATCATATTGTAGTTATATGGATTTGGATAATCAGCATTATATTTTATATGAATTACATTTCGTTCTTTAAAATATTCTGGTAAAAAATAGTCGGATATAAAAGATGTATTTTTATTATTTATATCTTCAACCACAATAATTTCATAAGGAACCGAACATTGCGTAGTTATACTTTCTATATATTCTTTTAAACGGTCTGCATAGGTCTCATACCCTCCCATTAATTTTACACAAGTAACAAAACTTATCATATATTTAAGTAAATGAAAATATTTAAATAATGTTTAACTATTTATATCCGGTATATATCGGGTTTTGAAGTCTTCATCACAATCATCTTTCCATACGGTATTGATACTAATAGAATAACCTGCAACTTCTTGATAATCCCATACTCCAGGATTATTATCTAAAAATTCCATTAACTTTGGTGTAGTATAATTTATATCTACTGAATACAGTTTTAGAACACCTAAATTATATTCTTTGGATGTAGAAATATCTATAACATCATTACCAAAATAAGCATCCAGATCTGTTTTTATTTTTGCAGGAGTTGTCTTGGTAGTTTTTACCAAAAATGTTGCAAGCGGTGCCAATTCGTATGTCATTGTGGTTTGTTTTTATATATTATATGTTTGCAATTCAATTTTATATGAATTAATATTTAAATAATTTTAATGATTCATTATATGACAGTTATTAACGGAATTGAAATTGATTGTATCAACTATAAACACAATGATATAAAATATGCCATTCAGCAAAATGACCCCATTGAAAATACTTTACATGTAATTGTTGTGATTTCCAATCCATGTTTATATGCCACGAGGTATAAATTATTTAATGAATTTATACGTCGGTTAGACGATGAAGAACATGTTCAACTATATGTCGTTGAAATGATTTACCCCGGGCAAAAATATATAATTACACAAAAAAATAATAAACAACATTTACAATTGTTTACAGAAGTCCCTATATGGCATAAAGAAAATATGATTAATATGGGTGTAAAATTATTTCCTTCTAATTGGAAAGCAATGGCATGGATTGATGCTGATATTGAATTTGAAAATAATAATTGGGCATTGGATACATTGAAAATATTAAATGGATCTAAAGATATTGTTCAATTATTTAGTCATTGTGTAGATATGGATAAAGATGAATCTACTATGAATATGTTTAGTAGTTTTGGATTTAATTTCTGTAAAAATAAAAAATATACTACAAAGGGATTTGATTATTGGCATCCAGGGTATGCATGGGCCATTACTCGCAAAAGTTATGAAAAAATTGGCGGGTTATACGATAAAGGTATATTAGGCTCAGGTGATAATATAATTGCATTATCCGTTATTAATAAAGTACATACTTTTTTAAATTATAATTATCACGCTGATTATAAACAAAGTATGCTAGAGTATCAAGTAAAAGCCAAAACATTACGATTGGGATATGTTCCAGGTATTATTCGCCACTATTATCATGGTTCTAAAAAGAATAGAAAATATACAGAACGATGGCAGATATTGATGAAATACCAATATTCGCCCAACTTGCATTTAACTTATGATAATGGTATTTTAATTCCGACTCCAAATTTCCCACAAGAATTTAAAGAAGATATTATGACTTATTTTAAAGAACGAAAAGAAGATGATTAATTAAATATTATTTAAAAATAATATACTTAAAAATCATATATGAACAATTCAATTATACTAACTACATTCATTAAACAGTTGGATGAATGTTTGGAAGATATATCTAACTCCTGTAACGCAACCGATGCCCGATTTATTAAATGCAAATTATATTTTGAAACTATTAAACAAAGTAATCCAAAAATGTTAATTCAATTATGGAAATCTAAAATTACAATTCCTTATAAAGATAAAATTTATGCAGGAGATATTGACTATTTTTTGAACAAGGATTACACACAAGATATTAATTCTAGTTATAGCGATACTATTGAAAATGCAATTCAAGATTTGCGAAAAGCAATTCGTGAAATGTCTCCTGAAAATATTAAAATTTCGCTGAAATATATTACCAATTTATGTAAATTGAGCGAATTATATAACTAATTATATATATAATTTATATGGCGGCAATGACATCAATGGAAGAAGAATCAGCTGAAGAATTAGGACCAGTTGAACAAAGACGCGAATTAACTGCAACTGAAATAAGAATTCAAGCTTCATGGCATGGAGCCGTAGAAGAATTAAAAACCCGTAATCCTGGCTATCTCAGACATATTCCTGTTCCAGATGTAATATTTGAAGACGGAGAAGTATATTTAATTGATAAAAATACATTTGCTGCTTATGGTATTCCTCCAGAAATTATAGATGACCTATATGAAAAATTAGAACAAATATTTGATGCAGTTGTATTAAACCAATTTGACCAATATAGGTTAACTCCTGAATTTGTGGAGAGTGTAACAGCTGAATTATGGAGAAATACAAGACATATAGTTCCATTAATTATAGGACGTCCAGATCCTACCAAACCATTTATAGATATTATGAATAAAGAAGAGATAACAGAAAAAATTCCTGAAGACGACTTATATAATGAACGTATTTGTCTAAAAGTTGCGGCTATTGTAAATCATTACAATAGTCAATTTATAGAATATGATATTATTTTATATATCAATACACATGGAATAATTGTCGGATCATTAGAAACACTTCCTTTAATGGACATTCCAGATATAAATGTAACGTTTTTGGCCTATGCACAACTTGGAGAACGTGGTTATGTAGGGGCTAGATTATATAAACGTATACATGAATTATTTGATAAAACAAATGTTAGTGGTCTAGATATAAACAAAATTATACGACATCTTCGTTCCGACAAATTTAACATATCGGCTAAAGAAAAAGGGATAAATAAAAAAGCACATGGAGAACATTATACCCGTCAATTACAATCTGAAGGATGGTATATTTCTACACAGTGGCTTGAACGGCATTACATACCCGAACAAGACCCATATGGAGTTTCTGGCGATGTTCCTTGGGTTTCTCCAGGTAGACCATATATCCCAATTGAAGTATTATACGATTCTAGTCATGATAGTAGAATGAGAGGGAGAGATATTTTTACAGAGTTAGCTAATGGTAAACCATTTGTAACTAGGTCTGAAATAATAAATTTTTTAAAAAGATACGGATATAAACGTCCATTAATTGTTGATACATCATGTGCTGAATCAGATAACCCACGACATACAACAAAAGATTTACGAGATTTACGCGCAGCTAGGCGCGCTCTTTTAGCTATTCCTGGTTTGCGTGAAGGAACGTCTGGTGGAAAACGTTCTAAACATAGAAGAGTTAAACGAAAGCAAACACGCAGAAAAAGACGTAAATCAAATTGCAAATAAAAATATACACGATTTATATGGGACCAGCACCTAGTACACTTGCCGCCGAACCACTAGAAGAAGAACCACTTACACAAATAAGACCATTAACTGCAACTGAAAGACAAATTCAACAATCATGGATTGATGCAGTTAAAAGTTTAGATTCAAAAATTGAGCCTCCACCTATAATTTTTGAAGAAGATAAAGTATATTTACCCGACAAATCAACTATGATTGCCCGAGGACTTTCTCCAGAAATGTATCCAGAATGTGAACAAATATTTAAAGAAATTGTATTGAAACAATTTGATGAATATAGATATACTTCTGATTTTGTTATAAATGCAACAACGGACTTGTGGGGAGATTTTAAAAAAATAGTAATAAGTAACCCAAATCCTTCTAGTCCATTTTTAGATGTTATGAATAAAAAAGAAATAGAACAAAGTATAATTGGTAACCCATATATGCAACGTGTTTATCGCAAAATTTTAGCTGTTTTAGAATATTATAACAGACAATTCCCAAAATATGATGTTGTTATATATATAAATGCACATGGAACTTTAACAAGTACATTAGAATTAGCTACCCCTTTACGAATTCCAGGTATGAATGTATCATTTTTGTCCTATGCACAACTTGGAGAATGTGGATTTGCATTTTCTTCAATCTATAAAAAAATACATGAATTATTTGATAGGACAGATATGAAAAGTATAAATATGAAACATATTTTAGAAGAACTTCGTGCCTTAAAATATAACAAATCAGCTAGACAAACAAAAGTAATTACATCTGTGTATGGAGCATCTTTTACCCGTCAACAATCTGACGTAGGATGGAGAATGTATACAAGATGGAGTCAACGATATTATGAACCTGAGAAAGACCCTGAAGGATCTTTTGTTCCTAAAGGAACAGATTATATTCCAATAGAAGTATTATACGATTCAACGGGTAGATTGAAAGGAAAAAATATTTTTGCTGAATTGCTGGGTCGTATAACTCGTCAAACTAAACAATATGTATCTAGGTCTGACATATTAACATATTTATATATGCATGGATATAGAAACCCATTAATTGTAGATATATCATGTGCAGTAACAAATGACTTAGATCATGATGATGAAACATCTAATACTAGAGATTTACGCGCTGAAAGAAAATTACGAGCTGCAAGACGTAGTCGTTTACCTATATATGATAGAAAAGGCAATGAAATTAGAGCTGGAATAAATGGTGGAACACGAAGACACAGAAAAAGATGTAATTCACGTAAATTTTAATGTATCATAATTTAAACAAAAAAATTATGATATAATACTTTTTAATTTGTAACTGAACCCATTCTAGGATGTTGTTTTAACAATGCAATTGGATCGCCTTCTTTTGCAGAAATCATCTCGCCATAACAAAATTTACTAAATCCTTCTTGGTCATTGGGGATAGTCGTACTTGCTGTTGTATAAAAATTTCGCATGGAATATTCTAAATCTAATTCATTATTTATACCTTGAAAAATACGCGGGTCTATATTTTTGGATATTTGTTTTTTTACTGTATCATTAATTAATTTTTCAGTGTCGTGACTATATTTTAATGCAGATTTACGTTTTGGATTACCATTAAGCTCAGGAAGTAATACATTCATCATCGGATTTGTATCTGTTGGAGTTGTGTGGCGTTTTAATATTTCTGTTTTAAATGTTTCTTGTGTTTCTATATTTAGTTTGTAATACAAAACAATACATACTAAAGTAACAGCACTTATCCATACAAAATTCATATTTTGTGTAGCAACAAATCCGGTAATACACAACAATATGACTAAACGTGTAATTGCATTTAATTTTTCATTCATCGTCATTTCATTCGTTGGCCATAATAGTAATTGTTCTTTATTCATTAATATGGTAATATCATTTATCCAAAACGGAGTCATGTATATTCTCTTTATTTTTTTTCTTCTTCTTTTTCTTTTTTTTGTTTTCAGTTGGTATATTTACATTTTCTGGTTTAGATTCAGCTTCTTCTTTTCTTTTTTTAAGTTTATTTTGTAACCGTTCTTTTGTTTTAGCTTGGCTAAGTTTAGCATTCATTTGAGATTGCATTGCACTTAAATCCATTTTGCCTCCACCAAATTTATTAAACATTTGTTCAAATTGTTTCATACCAGGCATATCTTTCATTTTTCCAATCATATCCATAGCTTCTTCCATGAGTTCACTTTCTTTAATGTCGCCTGATTTAATTTTTTTATCTATTTTATCTCCTATATTATGCATTAATCCAACCATTTGAGTTGGATTGGAAAACATGTTTTTAAAAGCATTATCGGCAACAGTTGGGTCATTAATGTCTCCGATAGATTCTTCGGCAATTTCTTTTGCTAATGAACCAATTTTACCATTCATCAATCCGTTCAAATGTTCCTTCATATCTTCTGGGTTTGGCACATTTTCGGCATCAAAAAAATTATGAATATCCTTCATGCTTTCATTTATCTTGTCTTTCAAATCCTCCATATTTATATTTTCAAACAATTTAGAATGTTCTCCTTCGCCACCATGAATCATAAGTAAAATAAGTTTCAGATATTTCCAAATAATATTTTTTGTCTTTTCTGTTATGTTTTCATTCCAAAGTGTCTTAAAATCAATTCCTGGTAAAAAAAATCTGGATTCATGAAATAATTCTGGTTTTTCATATAAAATATCAAAAAATCGTAATGGAAATTCTTTTAACACATGGTGATAAATTAGAGTGTAACTTTGTAGTAAAGATTCTTCTACTGGATCGGTAAGGTCTGTTGTATGTATATGGTTCATTTCGGTAGTTAAAGATGTTTCTAATTCAGGGAATGTACCTAAAATGTCCCTAATAAAATCTTTGACTACCTTATAAAAATTTGGTGGAATCATGTTATTTGTATATAGAATAATTTTAAATCAAAACATTTTATATTTTAATTTCTTTGAATTCTTTCGTTTTCTTGATTTACGTTTTTTTCCTTTTCCTCCTAATGAATTTTTATAATAAATATATTGTCCCATAGGTATAAATAATTCATTTATTAATGTACTTATATCTTGTGATTCATCTCCTGTAGAAAACATTATTTTTTCGGACGATGTAAATAAATGACTAGGAAATTTAGTAAATGCCATAATACCAGCATCAGTCAATAAATCATACACAGCCTGTATATCCATATTTTTAAACCCACATGTATTCAAAATAATAAGGTCATATTTTCCTTTATGTTGAGAAATAAATTCTTTAGATTGTAATCCGTCGGGATTATTTTTTCGTGTATCTAATGCAAAATTATAATCTCCTGTTCCATGGTCATGTTTGGTTAAATATTTAATATCTACATTCTCATCTCTTAAAATGGATACGGAAAAATCATGTATTTGTTTAACAATAGTTTCAACATATTCAACATCTACTGTTGTTTTATTTCTTTGACACAATACTAATACATTTTTAGGAGGTTTATCGGAAGCACTTTGCGAAGATGAAGGTTCAACAAGAGCAGCCATAATATAATACACTATTATATTATGGGAGGAATTTTTTCATCTATGATAGAACAAGTTAATCCATCAAATCAAACAATATCTGAAACTTCAACTTCGCAAAAAATGGAAGATGTTCAAAATAAAGTATCAGAAACAATTAATACAATAGAAGAAACGGCAACGAATAGTGTTGAAGTTTTAGGAACAAAAATAAAAGAAAAAACTGAACCTATTCAAGAAAAAGTAACTGAAACAATAAAAGAAAAAACAGGTATAGATTTATCTGAAACAGGCGACCCGATATATGGCGAAGGAGTTACGTTGTTAGAATTTATATGCTCAATATGGGCTAGATTAGCTTATATGGAAACTACTAATTTTGTATCTCATTATAAAAATATATTTGAAGATTCAATTGTTATTGATGAAGGTGGTATTACTGTAAAAACAGCCATGGAAAGTATTGCAACTGATTCCAGTTATTTAACTAAATTTGTTAAATTTATGCCTTTTGCAGAACATGTAAATAAAATAAATGGCGAAGCCTCAAAAGTAAAAAAAGAATATTCAAATATGGTAAAAAGCAGGTCTAACGATGAATTAAATTGTGGAGATACAATTTCATTGCCGTCCCCTGAACAACAAAATTTATTATTAACAACTATTGGAACTTCTAATTATAGTCAATGTTGTGTTTTTGCAGACATACGTAACCCCAACATGATATGTGTTGTATTCCGGGGAACCTATAGTCCAAAATCCGCAGGGTCATATACGCAATTTACATCATTAACACCAACTCCAATTAATACAGGGTCTAAAGTTAAAGTATTATCTGGTGTATATAAAATTATGATTGAAATGGTGCATAGTATTTTATGTGCAATTGATGATTTAAAAGAACAATTAAAACTTCATACTAAAGATGACAAATTTAACTTAATTGTTACAGGGCATTCATTGGGAGGTGCACTTGCCACTTTATTTACATATGTATACATAAAAACAACTGAAATTACTAAAGAAAGCCAAGTGACATGTGTTTCCCTTGGGTCACCACGCGTATTTAATGAAGATGGTGCTAAAGAATTTTGTAAAATGTGTACTGACGACAATTTGTTTGTTTTTAAACGTGTAACTACACTCAATGATATTGTTCCAAGTCTCCCTAAATTATTTGGATATCAACATCCATGTTCTGCCACCGACCAAT